GGAGGCGCTTCTGGTGGAAGTAATTCAAATATTACAGTATCAACAGATTTTACTAATTCAGTTTCGTTATACTTTGGTCTTGTTAATTGTCCAGATATAACACCATCAGTTCTATTCTCTTGGACAAATGAGTACACACCAAATTCATTTCTAGAAATGATAGGTGAACTAGAACCACTTATTAAAAGTTCACTTATTAATGTTTCATTTTGTAATCCAGTTTTTGCCATTTTAATTTTTTACAATTCTAAATGTTATATCATTATCAAAATATTGAGTATTACCGTCAATAGTTACTTTAAATTCTATTTTATACGTTCTATCCGCTTCCCAATTTGAAAGATTTAAATTTATATAATTTCCGTTTGAATCACAACTAATTTTAGAAAAATTAGAAAAAGGAATTATAATATCATTTGATGTAAAATCTTTAATTTGATAATATGATGTTGCCGGCAAATAATGTGATGTACTATATGCAAATTGTTTAACAAACGTTTTAATAGGATATAATTCTCTAGTAAATATTCTTATTTTTGGCGTAGTTCCAACTTTAACTTCTGCTTTTAAATTAGTAACTCCAACTTTTATATCTTCTGAAGTTAATGCGTTTAATGAACCAGTTATAAATGATTGGTCATCCCAACCTATTCTAATTTTTGGTTGATATATAGTATTTGTTTCTTTACTAAATAATTTTATTGCACCATAATCTTGCGTATCAACTTCTTTATTAAATGCGTGTCTTAATATAATACCATCGTTGGGTATAGAACCACTCATCCAACTTTTTAATAAAGATTTTACATTCATATCAATATCGGCAGTTTGATAGCTAAATGATTGTGATGCTTCGTATTGGGTCCACCAAGTACCGCCTCCACCATTATTTTGGCTTGCTGATGTGAATGAATTAAAATTATTTTCTAACCAATCTAACTTAGAATCCCCTTCTCTATAATTCCAAGTTACACCCTGTGTTGATATATTATCAAATCGAGTACCGATACCCATTTCCCAACTTCCTGATATTGGGTTTGCAAAAATTGTATATTCTAACGGAATTTCTTCTGTTTTTGTTTCTTTTAAAATAAGGGTTGCTTCATCTAATTGTATTGTACTATTAGATATCGATGCCGATATATAGCCTAATTCAAATTTTAGCAATGCATGAGATATATCTTTTACATTACCATAATATAATTTGCTTATTTCTAATATCTCATCCAAACCTGTATTTTGGTTTGGTTGTTGAAGATAGACCGTTGCATCTTTTGATGCTGTTAATAAATAGTATGCCATTATCTTACTCTGCCTTTTATGTCCCCACTAGGAAACTTAATTTCAAAAACTGAAGGGTCTAATGATGGATATACAATTTTATCTTTAGTTGCCGCTTCGATATTATACGAATTTGGTGAATATCTACCACCACACTTATTTGTAACTTTCACAGATGGAACAGATGAAACCCCTTCTACATTTGCCAGTAACAATTCAATTTCATTTAAATTAATAGTTTGATTAAACTGCCAATTATCTATACTAAAGAAATCTTTTACTTCGTTTATACATTTTGTTAATATTTCATTTTTATTATAATTTGGATATGTTATAATTTCAAATTCTAAACCAATATTAATTACAAATCCATCATTCATATTTATACCATCTGTTAACATTCGGTATTCGTTAATATATGTTTTAAGATTTTCTTTTACCGCTCTATTTAAATTTGTCAAATTACCATTTATATCATATCCCAATAAATACAAGTTAATAGCAAACGGATTATTTTTTTCATTTTCGTTTGAAGTTTTGCCAATTAAAAAGCTAGTAATTTGTTGTTTTATATCTTGCTCAGTTGGTTCTAAATCATCTGGCTTGTTTACAAAATCTAATACTAAATCAGTAAATTCTTGTAAATTGTTTGGTGATGCTAATATGGAAGAAGGTGAGTTGTTATCTAATGTTCCATCCGCAACAGCATATGCTTTTGCTATAGCTCCATATTTTGATGGCATTGATAATACTCTAATTTGATAATCTTTTGCAGTTACTGCTCTATTTTGAGCTCCAAAATTTGCTAATGCATTTTGTCTAATTTCTTCTAAAGTTTCACCACCTCTACCACCAACCGCAGGTACATCGTTATCAACTGCTAATGAATTTTTTGCAGAATTATAAAGTGATAGTTGAGCTCTCGTAAAAGAACTTAAACTTTCTTCAAATTCAACCCCATTAATTCTTGTCAATTCTCCCGCTGCAACGTTTGAACTAATACCTCCACCTGTATAATATTTTACAGTCATTGTTGTATTAGATGGAGAAGTACCATACGTTTTTGTTTTTAAAAAATTAGTTGGGTCAAATGATTCATCCAATCTTTTAATAGAATTTGGTAATCCCAATCCTACGTTTTTAAGATTTGGAATTAATTGTTCATCGGATGCTGTTGGGTCTCCTGCACCAAATTCAATTGTAATTGTACTATCTTGATTTACTCTAGTTGTAAATCTTTTTGGTGTTTTTATTGTTTTTAAAATATATGGTACCGTTGATTTAAACTGATAAAGGTCTGAATCGTTAACTTCGGTGTTTGGATAATCGATGAATATCATTTCTTGTCCTAAATACGGTACTTCATACCATTTGTTATTATTAGAATCTCTACAATCGTATATCTCAATCACATTTGTTTCTGGTAAATCAATTGTTCTAAAATTTTCATAAGTACCAAAGGTTACTTCTTTTTGATTTTGTACGGCTGATATTGCTTGTACATATTTTTTTATTAAATAAAATGTAGGCTCACCTGTAAGTACATCTCTTTGATATATGGTCGTCTCTCTATCAATTTCATTTGAAAAATCCACCATATCGGTTGTTATAAATTGAACGTTACCCGCTTTGTTTGCTACAACCATCCCTTCTCTTACTTTTAAATAAAAAGTATCATCTGGTCTATTACTAACACCAATCCCAATAGATGGTACTAATTGATAAACTGATAATGTTGTTACTGCCGGCGATGTGATTTTTGGTTTATATCCTAAATATTGTGCAAGAGCTATAATACTTTGAATATCTTCCGCATAAGGCATTAAAGATTCTTTCAATGTATCATCAGTATAATATGCTAAAACATCACCTACATACGATGCCATTTCAATGAAAAGCATACCAGGAGATGATTCGTTAAAATCACCATAGGTCTTTGGAAAATAATTTTTTGTAAAATCAATAAGATTTGCTCTAAATGCTGCAAAGTCTTTATTAAGATATTTTATATCCTTTCCTTTATTTTTAAAATTCTTATTTATTGTTGTTATAGCCATTATGTTTGTACATTAAAAGTTACCGTATCTAATACCTGTGTATCTGATACTCTAAATGAAACTGATACTTCAACCTTATTATTATCTTTAAATTCGTTTGATTGCTGAATATTAATAGTTTCTACATTTACATATGGTAACCATTTAGAAAGTGTATCAACGATAGTATTTTCTAAGTTATCAGCAAACATTTCATCATTCATATTAAATAATAATTCTTGAATACCACTCCCAAATTCAGGCTGCATCAATCTTTCAAATCGTTTTGTAAGTAATAAATTTTTAATATTACTTTTAACCTGGTCAGCAGTTACAAAACTTTGATTAAACGCAGTGTTTCCTATTTGAATAGGTAATGTTATACCTATTGCATAGTCTTCAAACTGTTTTGAATCAATTACTAACTTTTTACCAAGTATTACTGCCATTATTATTTTTTAAATCTTTTTACAAGTTCCGAATAATCTCTATTCAAAGCTTTATCTATTTCAGCTACTCCGGTATTCACACCCAATCCAGTTGGAGAAGGTCCTTTTGTCATATCACCATATCCCATTTTTTCAGCCAATGCAGTTTTACCTACGATTGAACCCATATCACCTTGTCCAAAATTCATTGTTCTAAACCCACCATCACCTTGTGGAATACCACCTCTAGTTTCGTTTAGAATTTGGTTAATCATTGGGTTTTTACTAAATTTTTTTTGTTCTACTTTTTCTTTAACCGATTCTATAATAGTATCATCTTCTAAAATAGCTTTAGCCATTGATAATCCAATTGGCTGTGGTTTAGCAGTTTGTTTTCCTTCTGCTATTAGTTTTTTTACTTCAGCTCTTACAGTTTCCTTAATTAATGCAGGCAATTGCTCTTTAAGCTCCTCTTTAATAAGAATCTGAATAGCTTTTAATAGTTTGTCCGTATCCATACTTTATTATTTGTTATGTTTATAAATATTTGAATTGATTATTTTAATAATTAGCTCCAAAGTGTAGGGTCTTTTTGTAATTCTGTCCAATATTTTGTGAATTTTCTTATCCTATCATCTAATCCATTGTATCCACCATTTATTTTTTTAGTAACTAATTTAATACTTGTTGTAGTGCTATCCTTACAACGGTTTACTAAACTGTTAGCTTTCCAAAACATACACGCCGTATCTGCAAAATATTGCGTTGCAACACTATCTGGGTTTCCTTCAAAATCGGCCCCAGCAATAGGCCCAAACTTTCTATAATTTACTCTACCCGTTAATTGAATATACCCTCTACCTCTAAATTTATATCCATCACCTTTTTGTAAATTTCCCAAATCATCCCTACCTTCATATCCCGATTGAGCAGCTGTTGGTCCCCATATTTCTTGTTTGTATCTAAATCCACCCGATTCATGTTCACATTGTGCCAAAAAGTGTGCTCTTTCTATGTTAGTAGTACAAATTTTATATTTTATCATAGCCGCAACCAATTCATTTGGTACTTTAACATTAGTTTTATAGTTTGGTTGAGGTGGAATATCATTTTTTGGTTTATCTTCTTCGGATAATGGTGGGTCTGGTTCGTTCTTCGCTTCTTCTAATAGTTGGTATTCTACTTGCTCTATTTCAACAGTTGGAGGTGGTGGTGCTTCGAATGTTACCTCAAATCCCGCCGCAGTTGCTTCATTTATATCACTTCCTTGTAGTGTCGCGGTATCGGATGCAAATTGTTGAGCTTCATTGAATACTATTTCTTGTGGAGCAACTCCTAATGCTCCACCACCTGGAGTTGCCGGTTGAACTTGATATCCCGACCAAGGTAATACTCCTGGTGCCGGTGTTCCCAATGGTGGGTATAATGATATTGTATTAACTATCCCAGTAACAGTAGATAAATGGGCAGTTGCATAATTAATAAAATCATCAATTATTAAAGTTGTATTATTATTTGGTGGTATTACTGACATTTTATGCTACTTTACTTTTAACGGATTCTACGGCGGCTATACCATTATCGTTTAATCTCCATAATGCGGCTGAAGATTTTAAACACCCACTAGTATGAATTTTGTTTTGTGAAAAATCACTTACCCATTTAAATCCTGTCCAAACTTGAATATGACCATAGTCTTTGGCTTCATACCCATTTACCAAAATATCTCCAATTTGCCATCTTGTTGAATCGGCTACAAACTCATCAAAATCAATTCGTGTTTTATCATTATAATACGTCTTACCGCCAATAGCTATAGCAAAACTACTTCTACCGCCACCGGTAGATGGGTCTTTAAATGAAAACCAATCGGCATTACCCGATATTTTACCCAAACCAGTTATACCCGTTAATGCAACTACAACCGCTTGAGTTCCTTGTGGACATAATCCATGAACACCTTTAATATAATTACTTCTTAAATTTTCATATTTAACTCTTTCACTTTTACCCAACTTAGGAGCCCATGCACCAGCAATTTTTAATAACTCATCAAGCGTTTTATAACCACTACTTATTAATTTTTTTTGTTCTTCCTTTTCTTCTTCTGTTTTTGGCTCAGTATTTAGGATTTTTTGTTCGTATAATGCGGTATCAAGTGTTTCGGCTACTACGTTATCCATTTCTAGTACAACGGGATACGTGTCAGTATTACCATATTCAACTAATGGCTCGGTTTGAAGTTGTATTTCAATTTGTTCAAGATTAGGTGCAATAATTTCTTGTACCAAAGGGTCATTCTTATCTAATGGAACTTGACTCCAATCCAATTGTTCATACGAATTTGGCAATGAAGGAGTAGATACAGCCGGTGCCCATACACCTGCGTTTGTAACTAAATTTGAAGTAACTCCAACGTTACTCGTTGAACCGGGTGCTGGTATTAATGGTATTGGGAATGCACTTAATTGAGCACCTTGCCAATATGCTATAACTCCCTTTCCCATTTCACCAACTAAATCATATGGAGTATTTGATGACTGTCCTTTTAATAAAGCAGCTTTAAATAACTGCTGCATAATTTCAGTATTACCTTTAGTAATTGGGACCTTATTTATAACATCCCCACCTCGTTTCATGCACATATCATATTCATCCGCGTACAATTTTGCAACGGTATCAATATCTTGAATCGAATCTGGAGCGTTTGCTCTCCTTAAAATATTTTCTTTAAAAATTTTCCAAGACATATTAAGAAGTTTGATTTAATCTACTCAATATATTATTTAATTTTGATTTTATAGAACCAAATTGAGAAATGTTAGTAGGTCCTACTGCCGATGGACCAGATGGTGTTAAATAAGTTTGTTGAGTAATAGCATCAATTAATTCCGCTAATATATCAACTAGTTGCTGTCCTTTTACCATAGGCTCTAATGCCTCACTTCCTAAAAATATAGCGCCTTTACCGGTAACCATATTAATATCTTTATCGTTTGTAACAATATGAATATCATCTCCCACACTTATATCAATACCTAACTTATTATCAATTGACATTGCACCATCCGAAATGAATCCATAATTCTTTTTTGAATAGAATAACATCTCACCACTTTTTGCAGATAATATTATTCTTCCCGAATTTATTAATATTTGGTCACCAATTAATTTAGATGGATATTCGCCAAATGAATCAGGTTTAGTTCCAAAATTTGTTTTACCTTTATCATCAACTACTCCTGGAACAAATGGTAATTGATATTGTCCAGATGTTAATGCTATTATACTACCATCTCGATTAATATCTTCTTCAGTACTTAATTCTGGTGCTTTTTTTTCACTTTCTGCATTTTCTCCGTTTCTTAAAATTATTGTTGGTGAGAATTTATTTCCAACATTATTAAATCCTGAAAATCGTATGGATTGTCCAAATCTAGTTTCAATTAAAGAATCACCTTCATATAATTTTAATCTATGAATATTTTCTTGCGTATCATAGTATTTTCCATAACTACCTTCTGCATTTGCACCTTCCGCATTTGTTTTAGTTATTCCCGTTTCCGATACTTCTTTGTAAGAACCTACAGTTTGTTCTTTATCTTGTTTTGGTACAATTACTTTTTGAAGTGCGTTTTTAAAAGCACTTTTTGTTGGATTTTCATCCAATCCAATTCTTCTATAATAAAAAGAACCCGCCTGCCCTTCATATATTTCAACAAGTTCACCAACAATTGGAATATTTTTGAAATTTTTATCAAATGGGTGTGCGATAGTTCGTGATGCTGGATCTGTATCCAGAATACCATCATCCGAAGTTTTAAAGTGTATAGAACCAATTGGTTGTGCACCTATTTTTTTAGCTTTGGCATACTCTGCATTTTCATCAAGTAATACCTCAAGTACCCATCCTACTTTTTTAGAAGATGCTTCTGGTCTTGATGATAGATTATTAGAGGATTGTACTCTAGCATTTGATAATCCCATATTACTTTATTTTCTTTTTTAAATCTTCTAATTCAAATTCCAAAGTATCCACTCTTTCCACTTCTTGTTTAGTTTCTTCCAATTCTTGAAGTAATTGATTTTTTTCAAATTCAGATAAAAAACCATCTTGTCCTTCAGTTTTCTTTTCCGCTGCTATAATTCTGGTTGCAATTGTTGCCAACTTAACCAATTGGTCATCGTTCTTTACAGAACTATCAATTAGTGAAGATAATATAGGACCTATACTCGCCACATCACCAGCATGTCTAATCATCTTTTTAAGTTCTTCTATTAAAGTAGATATTTTTGCTTTTTTGGATAATTGATTGTTATATATATCCTCAAATAGAGAACTTAGATTCTTTCCTTTAAATAATTCGAATTCTGTTGACATATTAATATATTTACATTTTGTATGTATATAAATATGGTTCTATTAAAATGTTGAAATTAAACTGGGATTACTTCTATTGTAATCTTTGGTTGATATCCTTCAGGCAATTGTCTATTAATACCTTTGAATTCATCTACCTTACCCTTAAAGTAAGTTATTTGTAATACCTTATCCGTTAGATTCATTACAGTTTGAGATGATGTAGACATTTCTTCCGTATCTCTTTTCATATTAAGAGCCGGTCTATTTGGAAAGTATTCCTTTCTCATAGCCTGTGCTATTTCTTTCCAATCTTCTACTGTATCAACCGATTTCTCTGCTGATATCTTTCTCAATTTTGAACTTAGGTATTTCTCACCGCTTGTATATCCAGCATCGGTGAACATATGTCCGTGATTAGTACGAACAACAGGTGATTCGGAGTTTTGAAGTTTAACATCAGCTTTGTGCTTTGATGTAGTTTCAATACTAACCATATGTTTTGGAGATGATACAAATGTATGACCTTTCAAAGATAATCCACTCTTACCCTTATATGATAGTGCAGCTCTTACCGCATCCATTAGGTTAGGTTGCTTAATGATGTTTCTCATCTTATCACCATCAGGTCCAGGTTTACCACCTTTCTTTACAATCTTATGTTCGGCTTCATCATGTCCAACTAATAGTGCTGAGTTTACAACACCGATTCCGTTTTCATTTAAACCCTCACTCCAATCCGTTATTAAATCGTGCAGATATGCAACTTCAATACCATCAATGATAGTATGTACTATTTCTAAAGATGGATTATAAGCTCTATCTCTATTCTTAGCTAGGATAAACTTATCTTTAATTTCTTTAGATACGATTATGCACTCTTTAAGTTTCATTTCTTATTGGATATATGCGTTCAATTCATATGAGTTTCTCATACCATAAACCTGAATTTGAAGTTTCTTTCTTTGAACCTTACCACCTTTAGATAATTCAATACTAAATTTATTAGTCTTTCCTTCCGATGGTTTACGAGGGCCCATTCCTATTTGTCTAAAAGAATCTTCATCATTTATTTCGTATCCTTTTTTTTCTGCATATGCTTTAGCTGCGTTGATAGCTGATGTATATGATTTATGATATACTTCGTAATCTGATTTTGCTTCAGTTATAGATTCGTTTGTTGATACAAATAATCTTACTGAAAGAATTACATCATTACTAATATTTAAAGTTCTTACTTTATGTTTTTCTAAATCGTAGGCCGGATTGATTACAGTTGCTTTAGCAATTACACCATCTTTAATAAAATGTGGTTGTAATCCAGAGTAGTTATCATCTCTAAACATAAAAACATCTTTAGGTGAATCCTTTGATATTTTAATTATTTTCTTTAAACCAGCCTTACCCACAAAGCAACCACCTTCACATTTAGTTCCACCATAAGTTTTACCTTTTTGTAATGATGCTTCGTTTACCGATTCAACTTTAGCTCCATCCAATCCACCATATCTAAGTGTGTATATGTATTGATAAACTTCAGGCCAATGACCTTTTAAGTTATTCCAATCATATTTGTAAAATGTTTTAGAACCAAAAGTTGCAGATGTTGTTTGCTCAGGTCTACCAGCAAAATAATCCTCTTGCTTATCTTTGAATTTTAAAAAAGCCTTATATCCTCTCATTAAATCAGTATTTTTCTGAGCTAATGTAGTCATTATTTGCTTAACCTTTGGATATTTTTTTAAGAATGTTTCTACTGCTTTACTATCCACTCTACGAACTAAAATAGTTTCTTCATTTAGTATATCTTTTAACTTTATCATATTATAATCCTTTTATTAAATCTTGCATATCTATTTTAAAAGCAAATCCGTGTCCTTTATAATTCTTATCCAACACTACACCAACAGACATTCTTAATACTCTATCAATATATTGTTCAATACCTTTAATTACCACTTGTTCATTTGTATCGCTTGTTATGGTATCAATTGCATCCGAATCTTTTATTGTAGAGGGAATACATACTATACTATTTGTTGGGGATACGCTTGTTGAGAAATTTACAACAATATTTTTACCGCCTGATTTAAATGCTATTTTCATATTAAAATGCTCCATTTAATTCTTTAGCTGCATCCTGTCCGTATTTTGATTTGAATTTATCCATCAAATCTTTCAATACATTACTTCTATATTTAGAAATCTCCGTTGGCATTGAACCTTCTATTGTATGTATTGTTTCGATTGCCTGTAATTTTTTAACAGATTTAGTATCATTTAAAAATGTTGCTAATTCCATTACAGAACCAGTGTGGTCATTTCTATCAGTCAATTTAGCTATTTTAGCTATTATTGGTTTAGTATCTAAAGCTTCTACAACTTTAGGTTTTCCGGTTACAATACCCATTAATTTTATCATCTTATTTTCTTAATTTAATCTTCCAATAAACACCACCTCTAATATATGGAGTAAATCCGCCAGTAGTACCATCAGTTGTTTTGTTATTAACACCTAAACCTAATTGTAATATCTTATCTTTTTTAGTATTGATTAAAACCCCCATACCTACTGAACTTACAAAATCTGCTTTGTTGAATCCACCCTCTAAACCATAAAATACTTTAGTCTTAGGTAATTCTTTAACAATCATAGTTTCTTTGATAGTTCTTTGTTTAACACTAGCGTTGAAAGTTCTACCTAAGATTTTGTTTTGTGTAATAGTATCAATCAAAGATACAGTTCCTAATGAATCAGGTAAAACTAATGTATCTTTGTATAATACTTTTGAGTAATAATCTTTTAATAAAGCCATAGTATCAATAACCGCTGGAATAATTACTTCTTTCTCTACGATTGTTTCATGGTAGATATCTTCACCTTTCTTAGTTACCACTTTAGTCTTTACAATATCAATAGTATCAATATCGTGCTTAATTACTTCATAAGCCTTACCAGCTATGAATACTTTCTTACCTGGCATAACTCCACCTGGGTTAAACCACTCCAATAAAACGAATATAATCAATGCTGCGATTGCTATATTCTTAAAGTTCAACAATTTTTTCATAATGTATTTGATTTGTGTGTATAAATATTGATTTATTCTAAAATATCATTTTTGACCCGATTTGGATATTATTCAATAGGGAAAAACTATCCCCAAAGGACATTGCCGCTTTATAAGATGCTGAAAATCCAAATCTTTTACTTAATTTGTAATCATATCCCAATCCTACCATTGCTCCCGGTATTCTACTTACAGTACTTCCACCAGTCACAGTATTCCAAGCTAATGGGGATTGCATTACAAATACTTGCGGAGTTAGGGTTACTTTTCTACTATAAGGAAATGGTTTCATCCAAAATCCTACCAAAGATGAACTTAAACTAACATCATATCCACCACTTACTGCGTTTTGCATCATTAAAGTAATCACACCCACATTGTATCCAAACGTTCCGTATTTAGGGTGAGGTTTAATCCAAGTGTATCCGTTAAGGTTCATTATAGTTCCTTTAAGATACGCAAATGTAGTTCCGTATGAATGTATTGCGTTTAATTGTCCGTTCTCAAAATCCATCTTTGTAATACCACCTGATAATGCAAATTGGTTTAGGGTACTCCAAATAAGTGCGGTAGCTGAATATGATTTGTCTCCCATTAAAGAAGATTTAGATACACCCACACTCATCATTACAGCGTAGTTTCCTTCATTATCTTCCGTACCAGCCAAATCACTAGCTAACATCATTGGATTAGCTACTGCTTTCTTTTTT